CCGAATCGGCACACTACACCAAGAAGGATATAGACAAGCACGAGAAGATTGAATACTACAATCGCCTCACCAACGAGCTCGATCCGCGAGATATGTTTGGCATACATGAGTTGTACCGACCTACAAACAAGTGGCACACCTTGCCAATGTATGACAAGCAAGGCATCACTGCCAATGGTGTTCAATTTAAACAATGGCTCAACGAGGAGGCCGTGATCACCGAGCCACCCACACCCGCCGAGCCTACCCTCCGCGCCGTAGTCCCACCAAACATGAAAGGCCGCTTTGCCCTCTGGGGTATCGAGAAGCTCTACTTCACCGATGGCGATGTGCGCACCCGCACACTCAGCTTTGAGGCCCGCCTCTTCGGCTCCGAAGACATCGGCAAGACCAAGAGCCAGTGCTACCAAATGTTCATTAACGCCAAACTCCCCCACGACCTATGAGACCGATAGATGAAGAAATGGAAGCGGCAAAGGGCCGCTCCATCACCTCACGGAAGGTGAATATAAACCCACGTACAGACAAGGCATGCCTTGTCTCTTCAAAACCAAAAAAAATGAAAACACCACGCAAAAACACCCATCCCCTCCACGAGCTGCTGCTTTACGTTATGGTAGCCCTCGTCACCTTTGCCCTCCTCCTGTTTGCCCTCAATCTAAGCGCCCAGACCACCAAGTGGAGCATCACCTTTCCCGACCCGGTATACGTGATCTCCGAGACGGCCCAAGAAGGCCACGAGCTGATCTGGCAAGGCCAAGGCACCGCCACCGTAAAACTCCACGAGGACGAAGAGATGATCTTTCGCGTATACCTCGCCGCAGACACCACCCGCTACACCCGCCACGTGCTCCAAGCCACCGCCCGCAAACGCGAAGAGCGCACCTACGCCCCCAGAACCATCCAGAGCGAGCTGATCGCGGTGGAGGACACTTTAAGAGAGATCAGATGACAGAGAAGGAGATAAGAGATAACGTGCGGGTAACGCATGATGGTCAAAAAGTGGTGTTTAGGGTAGAAACCGATGGCCAACAACATTATTGGCCATGCCAAATACAACATCTGAAACCTGAAGAGGTAGAGGCGTACCTACAAGCTTCTTTATGTGTTTTTGTGAGAGATGTCCATGATAAGCTGTCTGCCTATAAAGCATCTGCATCGGCAAACGAAAAGCTGCATAGCACGAAATCAAGAGCCTCCAGGAGAGGTTTTGAGAGACAAGAAATATCCGTTTGGATGAACCGATTCGACGCAGAATACATTGTGCGGCAAATAAGCCACAACGTAGACCTTGACAATAAGACCTTTTGCGGCCACCCTTTATACACCACTCACGATCTGCCCCGAGGCGAGGTAAAAGTCCTTGTTGACCTAACCGTATAGCCATGCCCTGCGACTACTCACAATATCACCCCAAATGGACACTGATAGTCCGCCTGATCCGAAAGCGGTCGGGCGACTACTGCGAGGGATCACCAGCCTACCCCGAGTGCCGTGCCAAAAACGGAGAGCCGCACCCGATCACAGGCAGCAAGGTGGTCCTCACCACGGCGCACATGGATCACGACAAGCAAAATAACCGTTTCAACAACCTAAAGCACCTCTGCCAGCGGTGCCACCTGCACCACGACCGACACCAACATGCCGACAACCGCAAATATGGCCGCAACTGGAAACGCGACCAGCTCACCATGAACCTCTAGTCCCAATTCCCAATACTCACTACCCAATACCAAAAAAAACAATGAAAATCTACATCGCAGGCCCCATATCAGGCCTACCCATCGAAACCGCCCGCGCCAACTTCCAAGCCGCCGAGGAGCACCTGCGCAAGCACCGCCACACACCCATCAACCCCCTCAAGCTAAACCACAAGAGCCACGACGGATCATGGCAGGCCTGCATGCGGGTCGACATTCGCGCCATGATGAACTGCGACGGCATCTACCCCCTCGCAGGCTGGGAGCAGAGCAAAGGCGCCTACATCGAGATGAACCTCGCCGCCGCGCTGGGGATGACTATTTTTAAGAATGAGGAATTGGTGCCGCAGCCATGAACCGCCACCCCTTACACGCAGAAGTAGCTTGGCTACGCAAAAACTGGCCACTGGTAGAAGTAGTCAACAATACGGCGGGCGGCTACTTGGTGATCACCGTCTGCCTAGACGAAAAAGGAGGCCAAGGGCGCACCTTCCTCCAGAGCCAAATAGACGAGTGCATTGAATACGTCAAGGCGAGGCTCGACAAAAGTCAGCTGGAGCTTGATCTTAATACTTAATACTGACAACTTAATACTTGAAAAAATGATCGACCACCGCCCCATTATCGCATTTGGCATACTCGTCCTCATAGGCTTTGCCATTGACTTCTGGCAGAGGTATTACAAGAAAAAATAAGAACACTAAACCCCACGCAAAAATGATCAACAAATTATCCAAAGAAATCTACCAAGCCAACGTAAAGAAAGGCTTTTACGACGACGAAAAGAACCTGGGCGAAATGCTGGCCCTCATCCACTCAGAGGTAAGTGAGGCACTGGAGGCTGACAGAAAACACATATACGCCCCAAAATCAAGCTCATTCTACGGCATTATTGCACTTTCACAGCTCAAAAGTGACGCAGAATTCAAGATGGAGTTCGATACCACGGTAAAGGACACCTTCCAAGACGAGCTGGCCGACATCATGATTCGAGTCATGGACTTAGCCGCTCACAAGGATATCAACTTAGAGGCTCATATAGAGGCCAAAATGCGCTACAATGCCCTGCGCCCTCATAAGCACGGGAAGAAGTATTGAATGCAAAAATCGACTATTTTTGAGATATGAAAAGAAGCGACATACCTACCACAGCAATACTTCATGGCTGTCACCGATTCCACGCATTGAACGCTTTGACATGTTTAGAATTCATCATGTTAAAGTATAAAGCACCGGAGAAAGTTGCTCTTGCTGCAATGGAGCGAGAGCTCGACAGGGGATTAATTGAGTATGGTGTTAGCCTCGCAACCGCTTGGGTCACTTCAAAAGGGTATGAGTACTTAAAAGAGAGTTGAAGCCAACGAAAAAGCTAAAAAGCGCATGAGGAACGAATATGATTTTTTAGCCTGTGTTACCCACAGTACGGCTTTTAAACTTTAAACTTAATATAATGGAAGAAGAAATGAATTACTTGTCTGAAAAAATAGACAAATACGAAAGCAGCATTACCGAATTAGAAAGGCTTGCAGCACAACAAAGCGACTATAACTACTCACTTCAAAAACTAAGAAAGGAAAAGAAGTTGCTTGAAAATATACTAAACAAGTTGACTGAAATAGAACTCACATAGTATTGTGGGTAACACCAAGCTAAGGCGAGTGTGCCGGAGGCCATTCGCTTTAGCAACTGTTGGCGCAGTATTTGTTTTTTTCGTATCTTAACTTCAATCAATTCAAAAACATGAAAAAACTCTTCTTTTTAGCCCTGATCGTTTTGACCTCCTGTAGCCCGCTTGACGACTACATCTCAGCGGGTGAGTTTTCCGAGAACGTGCGAAAAATCGAGAAAATGCACGGCGATCAGTACGCCGAGCAAGATATTGAAACGCTCAAAAAGGCCGTTTTTATAGCCGAACGGGAAAACGCCACGTTATTTATAGAACAGGCTACCTACCGCGAGGCGCTTGAAAGCATTAAGCACTCCCGACTAAGCTACCAAGCCGCCATGAGCGACTACCAAAAGAAACTTTATAAATGGGAGGAAGCTCTACACGGGGTTTCTGCATCGATTGTAGGCATCTCTGAAAAGGGCGACGAGCTGGTGTTTAAGATCAATGCCGTAAACGACTCAGAAAGTCCTGTAGAGAAGCTGGGCGTAAAAGTGTCCAAAGGCACCGAAGGCCACTCCGTAACGCAGCTGTACGACCTAAAATCAGGCGACCGCACCAACTTCAGCAAACCCATCAAAGCCTTCAATTTTGGCTACGAGAACCGCTACGAGCTGACCATGCCCATGATGTACCACCTCGAAATAACCTACTACCAAGGCCCACTAGCCCCCGAGGGAATGTTCCCGCCCGTGAAGCCTGAAAACCCACTGGCCACTCTCTGATACTGAATACTGAATACCGAATACTGAGCACTCTTCTCACCCGATATTCACACCTCACCATTGAAAATTCTTAATTCTTAATTGCCCTCCGCGTCGTACATATAGGTCACGCCCCTATTTTAGCACTAATGTCGCGCGGTAAAAACAAACTCTTCTACAACCTTTTCAATGAGGAACCCGAGTCCTCGGAAGCCAAAAAACGCAACTACCTTATGCCCGAGCGCGATGAGGCCATGATGCACCGCTACTACTACCACATGGTGATCTTGCGCCGCCGCTACGAGGATGCACTGGAGAAGCTCAGCAAAGAGGAATTCTTTATCTCAGAGCACCGCATCGCTACCGTACTGGGCGAGCCGTCCAATTACAAAAAGGTGGAAATCCTATTCAGAGAGAAGCCCACCGCCAAGGAGCTGGCTACGCTTTACCCACAATGGTCTTGGAAAATTCAGGAGCGGGTTTAGGCTCCAGATTCAGCACGTTGTTGGCTCCGTGGTCTTCGTAACTCATCTTAAAGGTAATGGGCCTCCGCCTGATCTTGGGGCCGTTTTGGCTGCGGTCGTTGTTACGCCGCATGTATCCGTAGTACTCCGATTCGGGAGTCCACCCGTGTAGTTTGGTAAAGAGTTTGTGCTCCAGCTCGTAGTACTCCAGTGGTATCTCACGCCACTCGTCGGGGGTAAGGTTGCTGGTGTGGCCGTGGCGATCCATCGCGAGGTGGATGATCACATCGCCTTGGCCTATCTGTATGTTTCCCTGCGTATCGGTATACGTCCAGTTTTGGAAGTCGATAAATACGGCGGGAAAGGCCACGTTTGGCCGCTTTACGAAAGCATCCAGCTGACCGAAGTCCTGATCGATGTACTTGATCTCGGGCACCTCGGCGGTGATGCGCTCGATGAGCTTCATGTACAGATACCCGAATGGAGAAGTGATTGTAATGGCCATTTTAAGTGGTTTTAATGAGGTTTAAAAGGTGTTCTCGTGTCATGTCTCTGATCTGCCGCTGCAAGGTAGGCGATGGACTGTCAGGTGTAGGGGTAAACTGCCTCCTCGGTAGGTTCATTTGGCGGCTGTGGGCCTCGATGGTGCGGTTGCCTTTGCGCTTTCGCTTGGTGCGTGGCCCTTCAAACTTGGCTCTGGTGTGCTCCCTTACGTTCACCTTGCCGCTAAAGCCCTCGTTGTGCGCCTTGGCATACTTTACACGGTTAAAGATGCGCACCTCGCCCGTGCTGCGCGATGAGCGAAACCCGCTCTTCAGGTTTCCCGTTTTGACCAGTATGGTATTGCCCCGCTTGGTGGGTGCCCACGGGTGCCCTTCCCAACTCTGGTTGATGAAGTTGTCATCGACAAAGCGCAGCCCTGCAATCTCCATCTTCTCGGCAAGGGTATATTCCACCTCTCGGGGTGTTTGCTCGGCCAGTCGCCTCAGTTTTGCTGTCAGCTCTTCGGCGGTCATTGGCGTACCTTGGTATTTTCGAGGGTGGTGGTGTTCAGCGGTTGTACATTGGCCAAGGTAGCCTCTACCGTAGCAGAGATGCCAGGCAGTACGCTTGGGTTAAGTCCCGCCGCTATTTGGCTGATGGCCGTGCGCAGCAGGTTCTGGTTGGTTTGCAGCTTATTCATCTCAGCCACCAATGGGTTGAGCAATACCATGCCGCCTTGATTTCCTTCGTTAAAGAAGATCTTCTCCTCGTCCATCTCAAAGAGGAGGCTCCCCACACGTATGCGCAGCTTCTTGAGCTTGGCGCATTGCAGAAGCTGGAAGTCCTGCCCGTTTTCCACCCGTGCGATTACGCAGGGGCTGTCGATCTCGGGAGTGAGCAGGATGCCAAATTCCATCTCGGGGATCACGTTCAGGCGCACATCGTACACCGTCACCCCGTCGTCGATCTCCACATTGCACAGGTCGCCGCTCACCGCACGCACAAAGCCTTGGTGTATCTCGTAGCTCTCTGCTTGGGCAATGGAGCGAATGAGTTCTCTTATTTTACGTGCGTTTTTCATTTGTTACTTAGTATTCGGTATTTAGTATTCGGTATTCAGTACTGCCTACTGAATACTGCCTACTGAATACACTATGAGAGCCTAATGCCCAGCTCTATCGTTCTCCTCGCCCCGCTCATCCCAAAGGTCACGTTCACCGATTCCACAAAGTAGTTGCCGCTGCGCTGCGGGTATTGTCGGTCTTCTACCTCGGCGCGGTAGCCGTGCTGGCAGTAAGGTCGCAATAGTCCCGTGAGCATTCCCTCGTAGCCGTCGAAGGCTTCCAGTGCCAACTTGGCCGCTGCCACTTTCTCTATGGTGGTGGCATCGGTTACCACGGTCAGGTTGTCGCGCTTTACGATGCCGCCCTCTTTGCCCGTGCTGGTCGTGATCTGCTGGCCTTGATCATTGCGAAACTTCAGCTCCACCTTCACCACCGTCTCGTCAGCCAGTCGGTAGTTCAGGTTCTTTGGCTGTAGCGTATTCCAGTTTATCCGGTACTTTGTGGTGTTCTCCTGCACGTCGGCATAGCTCAGGCCCATGTAGAGCTGATTGCCCAGAAAGAAGGCTTGCAGTATACCGTTAAACAATCCCTTGATGTAGTCGATCACCTGCACGCCCGTAGCATTGTTGATCACGATGTTTTTCATCGGGATGTCGGGTATCTTCGGGTGCAGTGCCAGCTGCTCATCTTCGGCCCTTCCTTCGTTGG